TCCTCCACACCGTCAGCGAAACGGTGATCATCGGAAAAGAGGTGAGAGGGAATTGCCAGGCAAGACCGGGGAAATACGAGAAAGGAAGTGGCCCGTGGACTGCAGACTGGGCGGGATGCCTTGAGGTAAAGGGGTTCGGGATCAACGGGTACTCAAGGATTGACGTCGTTACAAAGATCGAGCAGATGATCCGGACACGGAAATCGATATTCGCAGTCAGAGAGGAATGCTACAAGATCTGCGCAGCAAGAGACCTCCTGAAGAACACCCGTGGCAATTGAATCGGCAATAAGTTAAGGTTCAGGTAAAAGAAAAAACATGAATGATTTCGTTTTAGAGATTGAGGAAATGCCTGATATCGAGATGGAAATGGATTTCAGCGCAGGATTTCTTGCAGACAGAACCAACACTACCGTCATCGATGACAAGCTTGACCTGAAAAAGCTGAAAAAAGAAGAGATGCTTGAAATGTTGGAAGAAATCTTCTCAGACAAGATCAAGACATCAGTTCTTTACTACGACAAACCTGTCAGGAACGATGTTCATCCAACAATGAAGCCAGTGCTTCTGATCGCGCATTTAATCGAAAACAGCAGCACTCAGGGTGATTTAATCGCTGATGGTTTTGCCGGCTCCGGCACAACGATGGTAGCCGCGCATCAACTGAAGCGCAAAGCATACGTTGTAGAGTTCGATCCAAAGTATTGCCAGGTGATTGTCGACCGGATGAGAAATCTTGATCTCACCATCGTTGTAAAGCGAAATGGTGAGGTGTGGCCAGAACAAAGAAGGAACAAAGAAAAGGAAAAGGCCAATGGCTAACATCCAAAATCTTAAACCAGCAAAAAAGGGAGAGCCAAGTCGCAACCCAAAAGGAAGGCCGAAAGGATCCCGTGACAGAGCCACGATCGTCCGCTACTGGCTTGAGGTCGAGCAAAATGTACAGAATCCGCTTACCGGAATCACTGAGAAGTTAGACCAGACGAGTTTCATCGTTCTCGCGCAAATCAAGAACGCAAGAGCGGGAGATCTGGGAGCGTTTAAAGAGCTGATGGATTCGGCTTTTGGCAAAGTTGTCGATAAATCCTCAGTGCTGATCGATGCCGAAGTCAAAACGCAGAATAGTCCAACAAAAGGAAAGACCAGGGCGGAGCTTAGGGCATACGCGCAGGAGAAGTACGGCTTAAACCCTGACACCCTCTTCCTGAAATGAGATACCCGCAAATACATACTGCGGAATTAGATGCGCTGATGGCGGAGTATGAGCTTGCAGGTATGCGTGAAGACTTCTGGGAGTACAGGAAAGCCATGAACCCAGCCATGAAACGCGGGTGGTTTCAGGAAAATCTCGCCAGAGAACTGCAGGCATTCTACGGCTCTTTTGTTGCCGGCGAAAGGCCAAGGCTTATCATATCAACGCCACCTCAGCACGGTAAGAGTTTGTCGGCAATAGACTTCCTCTCATGGGTTGCAGGCAAGAAGCCAGACTGCAAAAGCATTTTTTCGAGTTACTCAGAACGGTTAGGCACAAGGGCAAACCTTCGCCTTCAGCGTCACTTTGACAGCGAAAAATATAAAGAAGCTTTCCCTGATACACGTATAGCGAGCAAAGGAGAAAGAGACGCCATCCGGACAAGGGAGCTGCTCGAATATATCGGCCATGAAGGATTTTTCAGAAACACTACCACCGGCGGCCCGATTACTGGCGAGAGCCTTGATCTTAGCGTCGTTGATGACCCGGTAAAGAGCAGGGAGGAGGCCAACAGCCCAACCATGCGAGAAAAACTGTGGGCATGGTTTACGGATGATCTATTCACCCGATTCTCAGAAGACTCAGCACTCCTGCTCATCATGACCAGGTGGCACATTGACGACATCGCAGGGCGCCTTATCGATATCGGCCAAGGCTTCAAGGTTGTATCATTTCCTGCCATCGCAGAAGTCGACGATCCTGACGGTCACCGCAAAGCAGGTGAGCCGCTTTTCCCTGAGCACAAAAGCCTCCCGTTCCTTCTGGAGCGGAAAGCGATCATGATCTCGACATCATGGGAGGCGCTCTACCAGCAAAACCCAGTATTGGCAGAAGGCGACCTGATCAAGGCCGAGAAGATCGCTATCGTTGAGCATATACCAGGCGCTATCATCGAATCTGTCAGGTACTGGGATAAGGCAGGCACTGAGGGTGGAGGCGCGTTCACAGCCGGCGTATTAATGCACAAACTGACAGACGGAAAGTTCATTCTTGCCGACGTGATCCGTGGACAGTGGAGCGCAGGCAGAAGAGAAAAAGAGATTCTGCAGACCGCGAAACTCGACGGAGTAACCGTTCACGTATGGATTGAGCAAGAGCCGGGAAGCGGCGGAAAGGAATCAGCCGAGAACACTGTCGTGAATCTTGCCGGGTTCGTCATCAAGGTCGAAAGAGTCACAGGCAGCAAGGTCGTCAGAGCGGAACCATTCGCCGCACAGGTAGAAAATGGGAACGTCATGTGCCTGCACAAAGAGTGGACAAAAGCGTTCATCGACGAGGCAAGGTTGTTCCCGAACGGAAAATACAAAGACCAGATCGATGCCGCAGGCGGAGCGTTCAACAAAATGACGCTCGGGGTGAGGACTGATGGGATCATCAACTACTACAAAGAGATGGCCGAAGAAATGCGAAAGAACCAAACCACATAATCATGCCAATAAAAACACCGATCAGTGAAGTTATGCTTCAGACCGTCATCCAGGGCGGCAAGTTTGTCGACCCCTCAAATCAGCAGATCACGAGTGGTTCTGACTGGATGGGGCCTCAGCAGCCGATACCGGTTTCCGCGCCGGAAAATGTTGCCGGTCGACAATTCGACTACCCTGTCGGATATAATATCAGCATCCGCCCCAGGTCTTACGAGCCGATTACCTTTGACCAGCTGCGCGCGCTTGCGGAAAATTGGACGCTTATCCGGCTATTGATCGAGACACGAAAGGATCTACTATGTGCCATGCGATGGGATATCGTGCCGGAGGATGCAGGGAAAGAGCCTGATGACAGATGCAAGGAAGTGAAAGACTTCTTCAAGTTTCCAGACAAAGAGCACTCTTGGCGTGATTGGCTCCGGATGCTTCTTGAAGATTTGCTCGTGCTTGATGCGCCAGCGATCTATCCGCGCAAGACAAAAGGAGGAAAACTGTATTCGCTCGAACCTCTTGATGGCGCGACAATTACGCGCAAGATAGATGGCTCTGGCCGCACACCGCTCCCGCCTCAGCCCGCATACCAGCAGATACTTAAAGGCATCCCTGCGGGAGATTTTACGCGAGACGAACTGATCTATAAGCCTCGAAATATCCGCACCCATAAAATCTACGGGTTTTCTCCGGTAGAACAGACAGTGTTTTATGTAAACCTCGCACTCAGGCGCGATCTGAGCAAAATGCAGTTCTACACCGACGGATCAACACCTGACAGCATCATCACCACGCCTATCGACTGGAATCCTGACCAGATCAAGCAGATGCAAAAGTTTTGGGATGAGATACTCTCAGGCAACACGGCTGAGCGCAGGAAGGCGAGATTTATACCAGGTGGGACAGCAGTCATCAACACAAAAGAAGGTATTCTAAAGGACGAGTTTGATGAATGGATTGCCCGTATCGCCTCCTACGCTTTTGGATTGCCTGCAAACGTTTTCATCAAGCAGCAAAACCGCGCCACAGCATCGACAGCACAAGACCAAGCCGTCAGCGAGGGGATGGTGCCGTATCTCGATTGGATACAGGGGCTTATAGGGCAGATAATCTTTCGGGATTTCGGGTATACAGATTTAATGCTTAAATGGATTGACACCAAGGATCCTGATCTTGCGCAGGAAGCCGCGATTGACCTGCAAAACGCCCAAGCCCAACAGATTCGTATCCAGTCCGGAGTGCTTGACGTTAACGAGGTGAGAGTTGAAAGAGGTCTTGACCCGTTAACACCCGAGCAGCTTAAAGAGCGCAAGCCTGCACCTCCGCCGCAGCTCGCAGGGCCAACGGACAACGGAGCGAAGCCAGCGCCAGAAGAGCCGGTATCACCAGATGCAACGATCAAGGAGCCGGTCGCCAAACTCGAAAAAAAAAAGCCCGATCCACAATTGCGCCGATTGACCGTGACCGGCCCGAGATATTGACGCTGGAAGGTAAGCTGGGAAAGTTTCTGGCAGGGTACCTCAAGAAGAAAGGTCAAGGGATAACGAAGCAGGCTGTGAAACTTTTTACCGCACTGACGAAGGTGGACGAATCAGACGACAGGGTCGATAAGCTGCTTGCTGGTCTTGATATCGATTTCTCTGATTTGCCATCAGAATTGCAAGACTACCTGCAAGAGATCGCGAAAGAGGGAGTATCAGCAGGATCTGCGCAGTTATCGCTTAAAGAAACGTCAAATGCCGTGAAGCTGGCAAATGAGCGCGCAGAGGAGTGGGCCGCAGACCGAGCAGCCGAGCTGGTAGGCATGAAATGGATCGATGGCGAGCTGGTCGACAACCCAAATGCTGAGTGGAGCATCAGCGAGTCAACCAGGGAGATGATCAGGAGCGATGTTGATGAAGCCATCACGGAAGGGTGGAGTAATCAGAAGCTGAGAGATGCGCTGGTAGAAAACCAAGGATTCTCAGAGGAGCGCGCCATGATGATCGCAAGGACAGAAACCGCTTTCGCTGATACCCAAGGCAACAAGGCCGCATATCTGGAAGCCAAGGATACAGGCCTCGATGTGAAGTGGCAATGGATGACTGCCGGAGATGATTTGGTGAGTGAAGAGTGCGAAATGAACGATGGCGAGATCAGGGAGATAGGTGAAGAGTTTCCGAGTGGAGCAATTGAATCCCCCCAGCATGTTAACTGCAGATGCTCAATGGCTCCGAGCGTTGGAGATGCTGAGGAATAGTGGCAAAGAGTACGCCGACGAGCCAGTGCTGCAGCAGGGAACGGACTGGCAGAGATACGGGAGAGCAGTCTTGTATACTCATGGCGTAGCGAGTAAATTACAGCAACGCAAAAACAAGGAGTGGTGATGAGTATTAAGCAAGAAGAATGGGATGATTTCGCTGCTGATCATTTCGCTAAAGAATGTAAGGACATAGCGGAGAATAAAATTAACGCTGATACATTGAGTATGCAACGAGCCCTGGATTTAGGCGGCTTTACCGATTGGTATCAATTGTTCAGAAAAGAAGATCTCGTAGATGATGTCTTAGAAGCGTGGAAAGAGCTGGAGAGACGAATTAAACAGCGATGAGGTGTGGCGGAAATGAAGACGCGATCTCGTATCAAGATAAGCTACCACGAGACAGAAAGCGTAGCATGCAGGTTCGAATCCTGTCGCCTCTTAAGCCCTCTTCATCGAGGGCTTTTTTGTTACCCATAACCACCCTGTAGAAAAAAATATTACCCTGCAAAATTTTCCCCGTGGCTCTGCACTGAATATTTGAATAGCCTTTGAATAAATCGAAGACCATTCAAACTCAGACAAGCACCTATGAAACTCTACGGAGATATCAGCAAGACGGAACAGCAGGATGACGGCACCGTCAAAGTATGGGGTTACGCATCGTCCAGCGCTGTCGATTCGGACGGCGAGACCGTAACGGCGGAAGCCATGAAAGCCGCCATTCCTGATTACATGAAATTCGGAGCTGTCCGAGAAATGCACCAGGCTAAAGCAGCCGGAACCGCTATTGAGGCAGAAGTTCAGGAAGATGGCCGTACCTATTTCGGAGCGCACATTGTCGACTCCGAAGCAGTGAAGAAAGTTAATGCTGGCGTATACAAAGGGTTCAGCATCGGCGGGAAAGTAACCGGAAGAGATGAATTGAAAAAGACCACAGTTACCGGTTTGAAGCTTGTTGAAGTATCTCTGGTCGATCGGCCTGCCAACCCTGAAGCGATGATCACCATCGTAAAGATCGAAGACGCCGAAGATCATGATCTCAAGAAATATGCAGGAGAAAGTATATCAGACACCCGCAGAGCGGCATCAGCTCTTGATGATATCTACTACCTCTTCCTCAAAGAATCGCAAGAAGCAGAAGATTATCCTGACCAGGTCGCGGCGCTGAAGTCTGTCATCGACGGACTCAAGGTATTCATCGCCTCCGAGATTCAAGAACCTGACGATGATCCTGCAGCCGCCTCTGATATGTTTTCCTATGCGGCGACTACTGACGACATCCGCAAAGCAGGCGCGGAGATCAGCGCAAAGAATAAAACCACAGCGCAGGCCATCCATGACCACGCAGTGAGCTTGGGGGCTTCATGCTCCCCGGACACAGAGAAATCTGAAGGCAGTGACGACCTGCAGAAAGTGCAGAGCGAAAACGACGACCTGAAAAAGCAGTTCCAAGACCTCGACACAGCACACACAGACCTCAAGAAAACCCTGCACGAGACAACGCTGGAGCTCGAAAAGATCAAAGCAGAGCCGGTACCGGTAAAAGTATCCCTTAACGAAAAAGGCATCACTGTCACCAAATCGGCAGATGGTGCAGCGGATGACAGCGACCTCAGTGATGAAGTTTTTGTCAAAGACGCGAAAGGGAACATCAACGAAGCCGCGACGCTGATAAAACTCAGTCACATGAGCGGCGGACTATCTCGACACTAAAAACCATTTGACGTTAACCCAAACTACTACCAACTATGAGCGCAACAAAAGAAACACTCGAACTCCTTAAGGTCGCACAAGCAAACGGTGATGAGGCACTTGCCAAATATTTCACCCAGACTGCAACCGCAACATCCGGATTTCAGGCTTACAATCTTGAAGCTCCATCCAAGAAGATGGTCCCGGTACTGACTCCTTTGCGCAACATGATCCCTCGTATATCCGGCGGGTTTGGTGTACAGGCAAACTGGCGCTCAGTCACCAACATCAACTCCGGAAACGTAAGAGCCGGCGTTGCAGAAGGCAAGCGTGGCGGAGCTATCAATCACACGCTCGTCCCTTATCTCGCCGCGTTCAAATCTATCGGACTGGAGAACTACACCACATTTGAAGCGGAGAACGCTGCAAGGAATTATGAAGACATTCGCGCCCTCGCAGTATCTTCGACGCTGAACAGCACAATGATCCAGGAAGAACGTCTGCTGCTTGGTGGCAACACATCTATCGCACTCGGCACAACTCCAACACCGTCCCTCGCAGTTGCTTCCGGTGGCGCACTTACCGACGCATCGACCTACCGCGTCATCTGTGTCGCTCTCGGCCTGCAGGCTTATCTCGATGCTATCGGGCCAAACAATGGCGGATCAGGACAGGTATTCAGCGCAGCAACCGAATTGGTTCCTGGACAGATCACAAGAACCAACATTGACGGCACAACCGATACTTTCGGAGGTGGATCAGCACAGCAGTCCGCTGTCGCTTCTCAGGCCACATCTTCGCCAAACCTTAAGATCAGCGCAACCGTAGCCGCCGTATCTGGCGCGGTTGGTTATGCATGGTTTATCGGCGTCGGCGCAGGCAATGAAAAGCTCAACCAGATCACCACAATCAACAGTGCAGTGTTCACAGCAAACAGCGACGCAGGCGCACAGCTCGCCTCGACTCTTGCGGCTTCCGACAACAGCACATCGTCACTTGATTATGACGGATTGCTTTATCAGGCCGTCAAATCCGGATCAGGCGCATACGTTACTTCACTGGCAACCGGAACAGCGGGAACGGGTTCAACGCTGACATCAAACGGCGCTGGCGGCATTCTCGAGTTTGATATCGCGTTCCAGTATTTCTACGACGTCTACAGACTCAGTCCAACCATCATCTACGTATCGAGCCAAGAGAGCAAAAACATTAGCAAGAAAGTAATCGCAAACGCTGGTGCTCCTCTTCTGCGTCAGGTCGAGGCAGGCGGCAACGCAAACCTTTCTTCTGGCTGGAAAGTCTCGTCTATCCTCAACTCCATCACAGGAGATGATGTACAGATCAGGACGCATCCTAACATCCCCGCAGGCACAGTGATGTTCTTCACAGAATCACTGCCTTACTCCCTGAACGAAGTAGGAAACATTGTCCAGGTATTGCTGCGTCAGGATTACTACCAGATCGACTGGCCTATTACCTCACGCAAGCATCAGCATGGCGTGTATTGTGACGGAGTTCTTCAGCACTACGCACCGTTCTCTATGGGTGTGATCAGTAACATCGCAAACGGATAAGGAATAATCTTTCAGGCAAACGCCCTGCTTTAACCGGCAGGGCATAACCTTTTACAGAGCATGGCAAACATTAAGATGAAGAGCACTGATGGAGCGGTAAGCGCTTTTGTCGGCGGCCAGAATTATGAGGTAAACAAGAAAGGGATTATCGAGGTGCCTGTCGAGTTTGAAGACACTCTCTATTCATTCGGATTTATCACTGTAGGGAAAAACACCTTACCCGCAGACGTTGAAGATGTTCAGGCGCCTAACCCGGTTGCCGCAGAGCAAGTCACGGCAGAAGAACCAGAGCAGGCCAAAGAGGAAGATCCCCAGTCACATGAGCAGGTCTTTTCGGACAACGTAAGCGCAGCAGAATAAGATGAACACTCTTGCTACCGTTGACGACGTAAAAGTCTACTTAGGGGTATCGACCGCGACAGACGACGCTCTTCTGCAGTCGCTTGTTGTGTCCGAAAGTGCCTTCGTTGAAAGCTGGCTCAACCGGACTTTTAAGGTAACACCTCAAATAGACATTTTCAGCGGGAGCGGTGGACAGGAGCATGTGTTTAATTTTTACCCAGTCATATCAGTATCAAGCCTGACGATCGAAGGGCAGTCAATACCTGTTGCACCCACAATCAATGACCGGGGCTACATGCTATACGATAACAGGCTTTTGCTTTTCGGCTACACGTTCGGATGGGGACGGCGTACTTGCATGGCTGAGTATGTCGCGGGATATGCAACCATCCCTTACGATATCCGACAGGCATGCGTAGAGCTCGTATCTATACGGTACAAAGAAAAGGATCGAGTTGGTCTGACCAGCAAAGCGCTGGCCGGAGAAACGACGTCCTACAATGTGAAGGATATGCCTGACCATGTCAAGACAATCCTTAAGCAGTACAGGAACGTCGTACCAGTATGATCACTGCAAAGATTACAAAAGGCGAAGACCTTGGAAAGAAGTTCAGGGATTCCATACCGAACATTGAGAGTGGCGTCCAGAAAGAGATTATGCGTCTGGCGCTCAAGATGACAGGCTCAGTGATGAATAAGCTCAGTGGCGACATTTTAAAAGTGAGG